AAACACCTCTACCAACTTTTGTCCGTGCAAGCTTCTCAATGGTTATGGACATTGTGCGCATGCCGTACAGGTAGTCGGCGAGCAGTGGCGGAAGTTTGCCAAGCTCCAAAGTTATTTCAAGCGTCTGTGTTTTTGCGTCTACGCGATACTCAACGGTTTCGATGCGGAAGTCAGAATCCACATTCTCGTTTGGCAATGTGACATGAATCTTATCTGCGGCGAGGGGGGGTGTGGTGCCATAGTCTATAACCGTGCTGGTTAAAGTGAGAGATTCTGCTGGATCTTTCAAGTAAGCAAGCAAAGCTTTAGCACGCAAATTACATTCATTGTCGCTTGTAAGTTCCTCATCTGTTTCCGTTAATTCTCTAAGTCCATAAGCATTTTGGCTTCCAGTATCTTCAGATGTTCCAGTATAAGAACAGTTTAGAAAACCGAAGTCGCCATCCCAAAAAATGTATGAAGTAGCACCGACACAATTCATAATAAGTTTAAGACCACTTATTTGGTTCCATTGTGGATTACCTACTTTTGTCCAGATTCCATTGGGATTATGATTAGCGTCATACATTTGGCTGGACCCTAAAGCAAGCGATATCAACCCCCACTGTAGAATGCATTTGCCTTCAAGAAGTGATGATATGTTCGCTTGGAAATAATTTGCACTGTCAGGAGCAAACAATATAACATAGCCATAGCCTCCTCCCAAATTCCCAGGCATCCAAGCCCACACAACAAAAGTTTGAGGCTTTCTTAGAGGGTCAAATGTGCGATAAATACTTGCTGCTCCGCCTCCACCTGGAGTCCACACACGAAGGCAATGACTTCCCTCTCGTTGTCTTAGAGATTCCAATTCGAGAGTTCCCGAATCGCATGTCCAACCGTCAAGCGATTCACTCCAAGAATCTAAGTTTGCTGGAAAATTTTTTCCTTGACAACCATAAACTCTGATTCTATTTCTTATTCGCAGAATGTCTTTGCGGTATTCGCTGTCCTCGATTTTTTCTGAAAGGCTTACAGGCGATGTCTTGCTGTTCTTTGGGAAAAACTCAAACTTACCGTCTGGAGCTACACGAAAATCGTAGCCTATAACGCCAGCAAGATCAGATGATTCAGCAATATACTTTAGAATATCCCATACCGGCGAATTTTCGTATTCCAAATGCGTAAACGTGGTATCCGTATTTTCCACGAGTTCCGTGGAATCCCTAACGTGACTCAACCCGACATAATAGTCAAGCAGATCCTTAACGATGGCCTCTCCTTTCTGGTTATCATAACTTTTCGTGACTACTTTACGGAAAAGTTTCTCTCCCCAACAACGCCCGCTAACACGAATATAATTTTCAGTCGGCGATGATTCACATCGGACTTCTTCAACACGGCAAGTAATAATCTGCGGAAGATTCGTGCCTCTACCAATAAAAATGGAGCCATCCATGCCCATAGTTATAGGCGAAGTTCCGCCAGGACTATACTTCTTATCCCAATTTTGAAGCAGAACCTCGAAACTGCTAACCTCTTTAGTGCAGCCCAGATGCACACGCAAATCTATCACGTCGCCTTGAGGCGGAGTAACACTGCCAAAAACAATGGCGGCTTTCGGAATTTCAACACTCAATGCTATTCAACTCCTCTGCGATACATGGCTTGTTCTCCAGCCCGAATTATGCCCTGAGTGCGTGCAGGCGTCTCGGCAGCAGCCGCATTGTACTCTTTGACGCTTGCAGTGGCGTTGTTCATGTTTGCAGCAAAAATCGAGACGGCAGCGGCAGCCGCGATAATAACCGCGATTCCTACTCCAGTCAAAGCCAGAAAAGTCGCGTGGCTAATGTTTAAGGCGTTTTCAGCCATCGTTGCAATGTTGCAAGCAGCGGCATAAATGCCATGAGCGACTGAATGAGAAGTCTCGGCTACAGTAGCCCCTGTTTCCGTGGTAGTTTCAACGGCTAGAGCAGCAGTATGCCCAGTTGTCATAACAGTGAGAAAGTTATACATGCGTGCTGCTGTTGAGACAATCATTATAACGAGCATTATGGTGCGTATGTACTTGCTTGTCTCCTTGTCAACGAGTCCAAAATCTGCGGCAAGCGTTGTTAACTCCGTGCCCATCATAGCAGTAGTTCTTATGCCACCAGCAACCGTGCGCAAGCTAACATTCACAGTTTCAGCTTCAGAAGACATCTCCGTCAAGCTAGAGCCTGCAGCCTTAACATCAACGCCCATCTCCGTCGCGGCAACCCCAACACCATTAAGACTTTCTTGAATCGGCGCAGTATCAAGCGGCGGCAGAGGCGGAACTTCAATAGGCGCAAAGGCAATCGTTATTGGTGAACCTTCAACTTCAGCCTTAACTCTTGCAGCGTCTTCAGCAACCCGGTTAATCTCAGGACTCGCCAAGTTTTCAGTTCGAATAGTTACAGCTTGAGCTTCAACGTCTGAAGCCATACGCGCGGCATCACTTGCGACGGCTTCAAACTCTGGCGTAGCCTCATTTACCGCACGAATCGTAACCGCTATTTCGCCCATCGCGCTCATTCTGCACATGCCTCCTCAGCAGCACGCTCTAAAGCCGCTGAAACAATGAACATGAAGTTCGGCGCATTCTCCGCCAAAGCCCGCGTCAAGAAATAACGTGGGCTAATATACCGTGTGCCCAACTCCTGAAACAAAGCGTAGGGTACCATACACGCGATTTTGACAACCCACTTGTAAATGATCTGAGCGTAAATCCCCGCTATCAAGCGACCCGTGCGAACCGGCGCCAACTCTTGAGCACGACGCACAACCTGCTGAGCTGTCTGATTCAAAGCGTCTTGGACACAGTTCTGCATGGCTTCATCTAACGTACGCATTTTAGCAGCAAAATCTTCAACGCCACTTAGCTCAACACGAAACTGGATACTCATTTTTTAACGGCGCCCCGACTCTCTCTTTGCCCTGTCAATTTCTTCCTGCGTCTGCTGATCTATTTCACCTAAGATAACGAGAAACTCGCTGATTTTCTTGCTCGGCTGCTGATCAAGCTGCTGAATAGTCCATCCGAACTCTTTACAAAGCCTAAACTCTGTGATGGACTGGTGCGGGCTCTTCCGCCTCATCGCCCTCAAGAGTTTTTTGTCTCTTCTATTGAAAGAGCGTTGAGCTTGTTAGCTGTTTTGCTGAGTAATTCGCCTAAGCCTATTGGAATGCCATTCTCATCTTCGCCAAGCAGCTTCTCTAACGATAAGGGCTTGCCATCCGGCTGCTCTTTAAGCGAAGCCCATATTGTCTCAGCTTGAATAGCCACATAATCCGTTGTTATGACAGTGCCCGTTTTAGGACTGTACTGTGTGTACTTCTGCAGTATGCGGTTGCGTTTAGCCCACGTAATCTCTCTGAAAACGTAGCGGCCAGCGTATTCCTTGCCAAACCGCTCGTCAACTTCAATGGTTTCTGTTCGCATTTTGAATCATCTCCATAACAGCTAATCGGTTTCTAATGGCTGTGTTGATGTCTTCAAGCACGATGTCTTGCATCCACTTAGGCATCCTAAGTATTCGCTTTCCAAGACTCTCCCACATCTTCAACCATTTCTTTTTCAGTTCAGCCTCACGACCGAAACCTTCAAGCACGCTAACTTCAACAGCCATTTCAATCACCTAACTTATGGCTACAGTTTGAGCGAGAAACTTCAGCTTAACGCTTGCGAGATCCTTAATCTTCGCTGTTGGATTGAACTCTTCCCATTTACAATACGTAAACAGAGCTACCTTTCCACCACTCAAGCTGAAGTTAAGGCTAAATTGAGAATCAGCTAAGAGATCAGCTAATGCCCAGTCATTCTCAAACTCAAGCGTAAGCTCTCCGCTCAATGTTCGGTTGCGTTCGCGCAGATACTTCAGCAAAAGCCCTGTTCCGCCACTCTGAATCGTAACGACAGCTTTAAGGTTGTTCTGTATCTCAAACTTCCAGTCTGTGACGTCTGTCAGATCGGCATAAGTTCCGCCGCCAGCAACGCCCTTCTGCACCTTAGTGTCAAAGAACGGGATTCCGCCTGGGTAGTCACCATAAGTTGCGCCCGTTGGTAGCGATGTTGATCTTGAGACGTTTCGACCGATTAACTCAACGTCTGCCTTGACTATATCATCAACTTTGCATGAAACGCTTACTTTATCGATTTTGCAGCCAACATGTAGATGGGCAATGACGTTTGTTGGACTCGCAAATAAGCCCTTGTAGTAAGCCACAAGAACGCTCAGGCTACTCAATGTCTGCACGTGCTGAATGAAACCGATGGGAGCAAGAGGACTCAGTGCGTGCGGAATCTTCAAGTCAACCTTCCTCATGCCAGCGACAATGGCTTGAAGGTCTCTGCTGCCCACGCCCATGACTTCGATTAGGCTTGGGGCTATTTTCGGCTCTGGACCTTCGCTGTTTATTCCCAGCATCGCAGGATTCGTTGGTATCTGTCCATACATTGTTTCTTGCACGAAATAGACGCGGCACTCATGTGCGCCATACGTTTCAACACTCATGTTTTCTCACCTTTTTTCATTTTTAGAATACTCCTCCAATGTCCTCAAAGGACCATGAATTAAGGATAAACTCCGTCCTGAAGATGAAAGGTTTAACATCAACCTTGTCAATATCACGGAAACTCTCAATATCTAGGTATGTGATGCCATTAATCGTAACCTTACAGCTGACATAATCGCAGTTAATCACTGCTGAAGTTGTTCCGTTACTCGGGTTTGTTGTTCTCACGAGGAGCCAAACATACCCGTTACTGTCGATGTAATTCGTAACGTTTGAAGTCAACGTTATAGTCACGTATTCATTACTGCTTCCCGATCCTGTCGCAGCGTTTTGCCAAGCGCCAGAGACAGCATTCCAAACCTTAATCGTGCTGCCATTCCCCGCAGGAGCAATTCCGTAGCCAAGGAAAGTTAAGACGATCTGCTGAACTTTTGACGCATCCATATCAAGCTTGAAACGGAAAAGCATCATCGCATACTGAAGGTTCACCGACGTGCTCTTAGTGTAGTCAGTACTATCTGGATGCCAAATCTTCTGATAATCAAGGTTTGAAAGCTCAGCCCAACCAGGATCGTTTGGTATAAGCTCAGTTACTGCAGCTCCTGAAAACGCTTTATGCGGATCTCCTGAAGGATAGCCTAAGCCGGAGAAGTCGTAAAATGCTTGATTTGGAGTCTTCATGTTTTGCCTAACAACACGGTTGATTTCTTCGACTATTTTCTGCCGCATTGTTCTGCCCGGGTCAGATGTCTGAGGTCTATCTGTAGCCCAAATATTAACGCGAAGTCTCCCAATGCGTCTCCGTATTCTGCCAGAGATCTCAAGCTTCTCATCTTGACTTTGAACTAAACCCACGCTTATCTGCGCATCATAATTCTTGAAAAGCTCACGGTCGTACCATTCTTTGCTGACGTAGAGGACTGCGATCGAGTTATCATTCTTAATAACCTGAATTTTCTTGCCGAGAAGCCTGATTACTGTTGTTACAGGGTCCTCATAAGTGTCTAAACTCATTGGCTAATCAGCTTCCTACACGTGCTCTTGTAAAACTGGGGGTCGCCATTCAAGTCTTCTTCACTCACGGTTATTACTTCGTAGTCCACGCCTGCACGCCTTATCTTGTCATGCACACGCACCGGCAAAAAGCTGTAAACAGTAATATGGTCCTCAGTAATGTAGCCAGGCTCCAAGACAATCTCGCCCACTGCGCCCAAAGTCACCAAGCCCAATAGATTAAGCGGTGATCCCCACGCTACTTGGTCAGCCGCCTGCTGAATAGGGTACAGAAGCAGACTTTCGCCGTTGACACTTAGAATGTGCGTTATCTCTGTTGAAGGGTCCTGATAAGAAAGGAAAAACTCTGCAAGCCAAGTTACATTTGCCATAGCTTTCTGCGCTGTTATCGGCGAATAATTCGTAAATTGTGGACCCCAATTCATGAATTGAGAATAGTACGAACTGAGGATCTGCATGCTCAGAGCGTAAGCAGGTTTATCGTGAGTAGCTCGTATCTTTCCAAGAATGCCCGTTGTGAGAGCATCGTAATACGCGCATGCGGGAAAACGAGTTACGACATCAATGTATCCTGGCCAGCAGATAGCAGGGTTGTACGCTGGGTACTGGGCTGAAGCTCGAATCGTCTCGATGAAATTGTACACTCTTTGGCAAGACGTGCTCCAGCCTTCATAAGTATAAAGCCCCAACAGTGCGAAGCTAACAGGATCATCATAAACCTGAGTTTCACCTAAGCCGACTCGATGCCATTTTCCGTCACCATTCGGTTTCGGGTCAAAATAAAGGTAAAATTGCTCAAAGCCACTTCGAAGGAACGCAATCGCATCACTCATCATAGTAGTATATGTGCTCGCGTTGCCCACATCGTAAGTTTCTGCGAGCATCTGCAAACCGATAAACCCATAAATTGGCTCAATATCCATGTACCTGCTCCAGTTATCGTTGATGTCGACGTACCTGGCGAAACCACCGTAATACCTATCGAAAATGCCAAAAAAGACAGGAAGAGTTTGCATATTATGAAGGAAAGTGTAGCCAGCGAGAACCGCGGCTGAAAGATAACTCGCTGTATTTGTTAAGGCGTAAGCTCTGAGAAGGCTTGGGATACATCTTGCTGCATCAACAGCATAATACTGTGTACTGCCCACAGCGCTGGCGAAGCCACCGTAAGCGTTCTTTGAAGCGTTAGTACACTGCTGCGAAACAATAAAGTTCGCCAAACTTTGAATCTTAGCAAGGATAGCAGTTTGGTAACCACCAAATTGAAAGGCGCTATAAGCTTGATACAGAAAGTCAATGGCAAAAGCTGCTGGAAACACGCCTTGCCCAAAAGCAGGGTCTGGACCTTCGACCGCGCCACCATTAGCCACATGATAAGTATTCACGAGGTTATACTGCATCGTCACAATGTTGCCATTGACACTTCCAACAACATTCCATTCACTGTTAGAGTTGTCGTAGATCTGAACTGGAAAGCTCGCTTGAAACTTTGTGCCATCCGCAACAGTCACATTCTTCTGTCCGCTTGAAGCGTCAGCTCCTAGCAACGTTGGAATAACGTAGAAGTACGGTGCGTAATGCATTATGAAATCGTAATAGCTTTGTGGAACGTTCACTTTTCCATCAGCTCATTTATCAACTTTTTAATCTCGCAATGAGTGCAAACAGAATAGTCAGTAACAGAACACTTCTCACAGACAAGCTTGCTAAGCCGCTTCAATTTGCAAGAGTATTGCAAAAACTTCCCCGCCCTCAAAAAGCCAGGTTCATGGGTTCAAATCCCTCGAGACGATTCTTTAGGTTGGCGTGACTACTTCAACATCGTAGCCATTGTTGATAAGCTGCTGCATCTCAGCGCTTGTTAAAACTTGCTTTACGCCATTCACTTTTGCAACGATAAAATTGCCTTTACCCAAGACTTTACTCATGGATTGACTAACCCGCCTCTATATGTTGGGACTTCATCTTTGGCTGAAGCTTCAGCGGCAACTACAGGAGTTGCAAAATTCATTAGCATTCTAACAAGATCATCCTTAAAGCCCTGAGCTGCATTCTGAAAGGCTACTCGACCGATTGTAGCTTTGGTAATGAAGAGATCGCCTAAACGATAATCAAATGCGCCGAGCAGCATGCCTCCGCTAGCAGCCACAAGAATGCGAAGGCAAGCTAGGTTTATGGCAGCCATCTTAGCCCAATTATACCGTGGATCAGTCACAAGTAAATCCTGGCCCACAATACTGTTGGCGTATAAGTTTGCATAATCAACATGAGCTTGGAAAGCTGCCTGGACTACGGGCAAACCGAAAACCGTGTAACTTAAGCCTGAAGCATCAAAACTGGCGTTAAGATGAGATTGAATATCATTAACCGTAACGTATTGTACCGTCATACCGTTTTACCTCTAAAAACTGGAAGTTTCAAAAAAATGGGAGCTTAAAAAAGGGGAATGTCTATAATTACCTAGTCATGCTATTACTACGTTGCCGGTTTTGGTATCGCTGTTGGTATGCCGGATACTTCAGTGACGGCTGCTGCTTGACTTGCTGTTACGCCCAAGCTTGTCATAGAGACTATCGCATTAATTCCTGTGGTTGTCGTCTGAACTATACTTGTTTGAGCGCTTTTTGTGACGTACATACCTATTAGCTCAGCGATTACGAAAGCCAGCGTTCCTATCCCGCCGAACACCAAACCCATCGTAATCAGGAAGGAT